TCTACTTCGTCAGCAGTCATGTCACCAAAGTCTGAAACATCAGACAACATCGCCCAAATCCGCAACTTACCAGCAGCAAGTGTGCCAGTCATAGTAGCGAGTTTAACATCAATGTTATCTGCTGCACCAACAACGATAGGAGCAAAGTCCCCATCTGGTGTAGAGTAAGTTCCAACTGCAGATTTAGCGTCAAAGCCATCTGCCATCAAGTCGCCAGCACCTGTTGCAATGTCAACAGTAGCTGTTGTAGAGTCAGCAGCTGTAATAACTTCTGCACCAGCGCACATAATTACTGTACCAGCCGGTACTGCAATTACTGGAATGACATCGAGTGCTGCAAGTGCAGAACCCTTGTCAGACAATGCTGTTGCAAAGTTAAGTTCAGTCTGAACCATGTACGTGTTACGACCACGTTGACCTGTGCCACGGGCAGAAGCGAGTGTATTATCACCAAGAGCCATAATTTAATCCTCCCTTAAGCCAAGTTGTAGATGGCGTTAACAAGACCTTCAGGACGAAGAATCTTGCGACCATACAAATGCATACCACGAACAATGTCAGCAAAGCTGTCAGGGTCACGGTAGGTTTCGGTCTTGTTGATTTGCTCTGCTGTTGCAACAGATGAATCATGACCAGCAACAATCACGCCAAAGTTAGAGGCGTTCATGCCACCAGTTGTAGACGAACCAGTTCCGATTGATGGCAAGTTGTTTGAAACGTAAACACGGAAGCCATGCAGGTTTGGAAGAGCCAAACCGTTCTGCAGACCTGACCCACCCCAATCTGCTTGGAGCAGACGTGAATCTTCGTCTTTCAGAACTTCCATGAATACAGGATCAACAACCAACCAACGGCCTTGTGTGTCAACATTCTGCTGGTCTAGCAGACGTGACATACGAGCAATGACCTGAAGTGGGTTTGCTTCACCGTTACCAGTTGGAACGGCACCTGCACCTGTACGTGGCAGGATTGAGATTGACTGACCAGCAACACCTGTGCCAGCAAAGTCAGTTGCGTCCAGCTTCATGCTGGCAAGCAGTTCGTCTGAACCTGCAGTTGCTACAGCAACAGAACCATTAACAGTTGTGTTTACTGTGTCAGCATTTGCATGTAGAGCAGACTGCTTGTAACCTGACAAGTAGCCAAGAACGTCTTGGTCAAACTGGTCAGCAAGGCGATACGCAGCACGATCACTTGCCAGTGACTGGAAGTTAACGTGTGAGTGTGCCTCTTCAATGTCATCAACCTTGAACGCAAAGTAGTTAGCTTTGTCGATGGTCAGGTTGAAGTCTTCATCGTCAATGTCTTGCGGCGTGATGGTTGTACCACGGGCGTAAGCCTTGACTGTGATTTCGGGTTCCTTGATAATCTTCACGGAATCGCCCATGTTAGCAATCTCACCGAAGTAGTCGGAATTTGAGATAGCTTCAGCAACAGCTGACTTGCGGAACGCAAGCTGCACCTGTTTGCTGTAAATTACTGGGCTAAAATTGCCGTTAGGAAGGTTACCATACCCGGCTGCGGTAGTAAAAGCCATGATATTTTCTCCTAATTTTATAGCATTTCACAGATACAAACTCACAAGACTAATCAGAGGCTGATTCACTTGGGTGCGTATCTTAGTAAGGTGGCCGCCCTACTATTCAACGGGCCATGTTCTTCAGGTAATCCGTAAGACTTTGCTGTTTGCGAATTGTCGTGTAACCATATTGCGCAATACAGTTACACTAATCTGACTATAGTTATACGTAAAAATAACTATTTGTCAACACTTTTTTATATATTATCTAGCAGAGCCAGATACATCATAGATGAACTTACCACTACGGATAGCTTCCATGATCTCGTCAGACATCTTCTCATACTGTTGAGGTGACATCTTTTGTACTTGTGATTCTTTTAAGTAAGTCGAAGACTCATCGTCTTGTGGCCTACTTCTTGAGTTCCTTGTAGATACAGACTTGGCTGCATCCTTATCTTTAGTAGGTTTGCTTTTAGCAATACCCATGTCAGCTTTGTACAAATCAATTGCTCTAGCGGCAGATCGTGCATCGTTATCATTGTCATAAAGTGCGTCTTGTACCCACTTAGGCTGATCTTCTGCCCAATCATGAAACTCATCACTGTCACGAATGTCGTTAAAATCAGGATGTAAACGCATTAACTCTGCTTCTGCTTTTTCTTTCTTTGCAGTGTACTGCATTTCATCTACTACTTTTACACGTTCTTCTAAAGCAGATGACTGCTCACGTGCTTTTTTCATAGCAATTGTTTCAACGATAGCTGCTACATCTGGATAGTCTGCTGCCCATTGTTCTATGTCTGCATCAGACTTGGGTAGTTTCATTTCTTTTTTAGTAGCTTGATTGAGTTGCGATTTTAACGCCTCAATCTCTTTTTTAAACTCTTCGGCCTGTTGTTGCTGGTGTCTGCGCAGATCAGAATAACGCTTCTTAAATGTTTTTTCTTCTGCGTTTGTAGGTTCAGCTTCTTGTGGTTCTGCGGTTTCTTCTACTTCACCTTTTTGCTCTTTCATCAACTGTTCTAGTTCTTCTTCTTCCATTTTGCGTTTATCTTCGTTTGTGTATTTACGATTTGCAAACGCAACTTTCTTTGGTGACTGCATTTCTTCAGCCATAATTGTATCGTTCATTGTATTTCCTTTTGTTGGGGCCAACGTAGCCACACCTGTCGGGGGTGGGGGATGGGTAGGCCAACTGATTGTGGATTATTTTTTAGAAGCTATTCCACTTCGCTTCATTTGTGAAACTATGCCGCCTTTAGCAAAACTGTCGGAAGCACCGCCGCTAAAGTCACCACCAAAACCAGAGGAATCTGCTTCACCAAACCCACTATCGCTCGGACCTTCATCATTATCATTACTGTCATTAAAGCCTTGATAACCGCCACTATAGTCAGCACGGCCTTTACTTCCCGGTGTGCCTGCTGTACCACCGGGTGTTGCAGAAACTTCTCCTCTATCTGGGTCACCTAAACCTATTTCCGCAGCTTTACCCGCACCTGCATCTTGTCCGTTTGGATTAGCACCACGTTCTGTAGCATATGCTGCATATTTTGCTCTTTGTTTATCTGTCATCAGAGCAACTTCTGCTTTGTCTTTAAATCCACCATAGTATCCAGATTTAATACCCGCTTTCATTGCATCCATCCATGAACCCATGTCTGAAAATCCGGGGTCTACTCCAGTAGTACTACCTCGATAATTTACTGTTTGACCGTATTGATTAACTGGCGTTCCAGTTATTGGGCTAATAGAACCGGGATTATATCCAACTAAACCTGTTATTGGAGTACCAATTGCTCTTTGAACTTGCGCACGTGCAAATGCTTGATTTTTATCCATAGCAATACCAACTAATTCAGCATCAGCCGGATTTAATCTTCCTTGCGCATAATCCATTAAATCTTCTGTACTAAAAGCACCAAAACCTGCTGGAGCAGCCTGCCCAAACATACCTATACCGCTATCTCTGCTTCTTACTGCCGCCAAAGCACCCGGAATATTTCCTGTCATAACACTTAAAGCAGCAGATATATTTATAGGTTCAGTTCCGTAAACACCAAACGCATCTTTTACCCCAGCAATATTATTTGAAAAATCTGTAACAGACGGCCCTACAATATTTCCTTTTGGATCACGGGAAACCATACCCATAGCATTTAAACTATCCAGAGTTGTGCCGCCATATGGTTCTGCTTTTGCAGGTTCGCCACTAAAATAATCACCCAAACCACTTATAGCAGACGTTATACCAGCAATTCCTGTTGGACCTTTACCTGCTGGTCCTTGAACAGCACCGGATACACCTAACCCACGATCACCACCATCGCCACCTCTATCATCATCTTGACCAACTATAGTTGTAGGCACTGTGGCTGTATCTGTTGGTGTTACAGCTTCCTCTACTTGGTATTTATAGCCATATGGGATTGGATAAATAGGCTGACCATTTTTAAAAGGTATCCGTAGTGTCTGCCCCGCATCATTTACATACGTTCTAAGTTCATCATACTGACCGGGATTTCTGCCTACAGTATCTGCAAAGGTAGGAAAATTAGTTGTTCCTGTTGCTGCTGTATACTGCACACCCGTAAACTGAGGAACGAATTGACTAGAAGCAGCTTGTATGGGCTGTACATAAGGTCTGTAACCTGTAGTTGGAGCAGTTGGTTGGGTAGTTTGCACACCTGTAAAACCGGGAAGTTGTACAGTTCCACCTAATTGAAAAGCTTGTGCAGTTTGTAAGTTTATATTATTACCTTTTTTCATGTGTACTCAATCTCCACTTCATCTTTCATACTTTCTGGTATAGTGGATAAATCACCTATATGCGCACGTTGACCTCGATACGTAACATAA